AGTCGTGAAGGACTGTGGTAGCCACTGTGGGCCTGAAATTTGACCGTTTGATACTTGGCAATACTGCATTATGGGGTTCCCCATTTGGTTTTAAGGTAGGATTCGACGGAAGACGTTTCCGATGGCGATAAAGCTCGATTGAATATCACAATCTCAGCAATTGATCCAGAAAAATATTCGGCAACTGGCTGAGGATAACGACCAATCGACAAGTTTACAGATTCCGAAAGGCTCGCGGTGTTTGCGGATCGTGTTGACGAGAGTACACCATTGACATTCGCCACGTTAGAAACACCTGAATTTCTTATGAAAGATATTAGGTTAAAAGCCCCGTTCGTAAGAGCTACGGTATTTGGCGTGGTAGTCCCGCCATCGTAACCAAGGATAATTCGAGGTGACACAGCACCCCCGTTGCTTGTCCAAGGCATCACAAAAAATCCTTGGAATCCGCTCTGCTGCCTCAACGCAGACTGCCATCCTCCAGATGTTGCCGATTTTGCAACAAGGAAAATGCTGAACGATGATAATCCGTTTAATGACATGGATGTGTCAAAAAAGCTGCTTGATCCGTTGAAGCTTGTTACCCCTAACCCATTCTGCCCGCTCGCAGGAGGACTCCACGTTGGCCTGTTGCCAGATGTCGCCTGAATTGCGTGCCTGTTGTTGCCAGAAAGATCGTTCCACTGGTAAACAGATTGCCCTGAAGTTGTGACTGCCGAAAAGCCTGCGTCAGTAAACAAGGTGTTTTGCTGCGATGCATCCAGCCAGAGGGCAGCACCTGTGACAGGCAGGGTTGTATTTGGGTTGTAAATGTCTGGTAGTGCCGCAGCGGGTGGCGTGAATGCTGATGTGTAACGAGCGTACTTGGTGATGCGGAGGTCGTCGATGTAGCCGTTGAAATATTGGTTTGCACCAGTAGCACCTTTGCCAATCGTTAAAATTGCTCCAGCAGAAATATTGGTAGAATTTGTAGTCGTTGCTGATGCGGTTCCATTTATCCAAATGGTTGCCGATGTTCCCGATCTAGTAACCGCAATGTGATGCCATTGCGCAGCTACCAATGTGTTGGACGCTGTCAAAGCAATCGAGGTGTCACCGTAACTAAACCGCACGTTATTGGTGTTAACGCAATTTATCTGGATATTCCACCCTGTTGCCGTTGATCCATAATTATTTATTGGCGTTTGAATGTTTGAGCCAGAAAAGGCACTGACATACATCCAAAACTCAATCGTGAAATCACCTGTGCCAAACAGGAACCTAGAGTCGTTGGGCGTCCCCATTTGCAAATAACTACTAGTCCCATTAAAACTCCCGCTTGCCCCACCATACTTGCTTTGCGTTGTTGAAATCGTTGATGATGTCGCAGTCACTGCCAGTGCATTTGGCCCACTATCCACAAAGTTTGTCGATGCGTTTGCGCCATCCATGTGCAGCAGGAGCGATGTGTAATTGTAGTAAGGGTCGCCACCATCTATGACGATACCTCCACCTCCACCACCGATACCCGTCTTTTTACGATTGCGGATAATATTGGCTAACATCAGAAGTTTTGACCTCCAACGTAACCCTGCCAGCTTGTACCACCGTCTGAGCTAAAGAATGCGAACGAGTCCGCTTTGCCTATCGCAGATGTGATTGTTGGAGGAGTTCCACCCGCCCACTTAATCGACGAAGGCCAAGTGACTGAACGTGGCGTTCCATCTGCGGTGAAGATCAGGGTAAATGAGCCGCCGGAACCGCTTGCAGGAGGGTTGGATATCGTCAGGGTGGTGATCGCTGCGTTGAGGCTGACCGTGAAGATGTTCGATGTTTCGAGATTCAGCGTCAGCGTGCCGGATGAGATCGTTGGGCTGGAGACAGATTCGCTGTAATCACGAAGTTTGGCCCTGAACAGCTCGTTATCCTGTAGGTTTTGCGTGCCTGTAAAGCTGTTTGCGCCAGCAGTGATGTAACCGGACGGGTTGCTTGTGCTGTAGCCGTCTGTGATACCGTATCCTGATAGCGTTGTTGGCTTGCCTGTGATGTTCGCAAACGTCAGGCAGGATGTTGTGGCATAGTTGCCCAGAGGCTGATAAGTCGTGGATGCGTTAGCTGTGGTCAGATAGACCGTCAGGTTTGGCGCACCTGTAATATTGGCGTATGTGAAATTTGCTGATGGTAATTTGGCATCCAGTGCGGTCTGAAGTCCTGTGACCTCAGAAATAGCGTGCGTGTGAGCCGATGGGGCAAAGGTGCTTGGCTTGCCAGTCAGGTTGGCATAGGTGAAATTTGCCGATGGGAGCTTGGCGTCAAGTGCGGTTTGCAAGCCAGTGACGTTCGCGATGGTGTGCGTATGTCCCAAGACTGCGTAGGTTGCGTTGGCACTGGATATTGTCAGGTATGAAGTCAGGTTTGCCGATGTCAGACCGTCAGTGATGCCATAACCAGCGAGCGTTGTGGGCGTGCCTGTGAGGTTGGCAAAGGTCAGGTTTGCGGATGTTAAATAAGACCCGACAGCCTGATAACGAGTGTCAGCGTAGCCTTGGGTTAGAATTGAGTTGGATGTGTAGACTGGCGAAATATTAAGATAAAACAGTTCGGCTTTATTTCGTGATGCCCTGATCTCTGTGCCAGTTCTTACGCCTGAAATGACAGCGTCAGCTGTGTGTTGGAAAGAAGTGTAAGTACCTGGGCTTCCTGTAAACCCGTTCAAACTTGGCCTGTTATCAAAGACCAATCCGTTGGTCATGTTATAAGCAATGCTTGAAGCCTCGTAAGCATATTGGAATCCAATTGTAGACTTTAAAGCAACCTGCTGAAAACTGATCCCTCTGTCAAAGCCAGAGTTAGGACCAAATACAAGCTGATAGTCTTGGCTGTTATCCCCTGTGCCACCAAGGTTGCCTCGAAGCCGAAAATGTCCACCCTGAGCATTACCAGAGATAACTCCGTCACCCAAACTAATAATGCTTTGGGATGTTGCGTTACTTGCTACTATGGCGGCAATCCCAGGTTGCGATATTACTGTAGAAAACCCTTGGGTGTTTGACGACACCAAAGAAAGGTTGATACCGTCCGTTTCAACGCTGGTAGCAGATTGCAATGTTCCGTTCGCGTTGTATTTGTAGCTACCAACCGCATAAAGCTCACCGTACTGTTCTCCAGTGGGTAAGTATTTCTGACCACGCAAGCCTATATAGTATTTATTAAGACCATTATTGACATACTCGCCATTAATATAGTATTCAGAGTCGTTGTAAATTAAGCCTGTGTTGGTCAAGCCGTAAGTCGTGTTCGCAAGTTTTGGCTGGAACTTATCGGCTACCGACAGCACTCCGTTGCCCGTGATGGACAGATTATCCCCGACAATGACCCCACCGAGAGTCGTGTTTGTAGCGGGAACCAGGTTTGCCGCCTGTCCTTGTGGTCCCTGTGGGCCTGTAGCACCCTTCTCGGCAACATTGACAGTCACTCTGTTCTTCAGATCTTTGACCAGAATGGTATCCATGATCTCACCTCATATTGTCATCAAGTACGGGAGACCACTTGGAAATTCCCTGCGAGGCGGGTTTTCGTGATATCGCTATCCGTAAACGTCATCCACCACTTCCAACTTCCAGCACCCGCAGCAGTCGTCTGACCATCTGACCAGGTTACGATCACTTCGCCTGTCGTAGAGTTGGCCGAGGTTGTTGCGTTGTAGGTTGCACTGGGGGTCTTGAAAGCTGCTGCAAAGGTCGTGTTGGATATGTTCGCTGGTGTATTGCTGCACCCTGTGATCACTGTCACCACTATCTGCACGTCATCCCCAGCAATCGCCGAGATGTTCAGGTTCGTGGGGAGAAGGTTCAGATCTGGCATCCTTAGGAGACCTCCTCGATGTCTGTCCAACCCTCGCGTGACTCGTATTCTTCCAGTTCTGCCAGCAAGCTCACATAAGACTGGACCAAAGCCTTGTTCACCCCTGATCGACTGGGAGACAGAGAATCGCTATTGCGTTCACCCTCGATCTTGGACCGTTCACCTGTGCTGGCAGGAACCTTTACCGACCCGATGTTATCGCCTTCAGAAACCGTTGTTTGAGCTGGATCAGCCTGGGGCAAGATCTCGTTGCGAATTTCATCCCTAGCGATACCAAGCGAGTCAGCATCTGGTGAATCAGATTTGCCGTAGCCAACGATATCGCGAGACTCATTAATAGTGATAACTCCACCACCGAGAAGGCGAATCGCGCGATTGGCTGCAATCTGTTCACGGTCATCAAGCTCCTCAACTGGCGAATAATCAAATGTGAACTTGATCCGACCGGACCTCACGTCATCAGGATCTTCAAAGTCGATCAAAAGCTGGTGCGTCATTTCATCCGCAAAAACCTTCTGCAACGGAATCAACCCGTGGACGTATGCTGCCCTGATGGCATCTGCGTAGGTTCCGTAAGCACCCGTGTTGTCTGTGTTCAGCCCCAGAACCGATGTGTTCAGCCCCATTGCCGCGAGAACCGTAGCCTGAGCCGACTTGGGAATCTCCACCAGACCGATCTCTTCCGGCGTGAATCCCATCTTGTGCAGTTCGTAAGCACCCGTCAAAACGGTAGGGTCTCCACGCTGGTCACCTGTGAGGGCATCCTTGAGCCGAGATTTGATCGCCTTGGCGTCGTCCTCTGAGACCGTGAAATCACCCTTGGGGGTGGCAATCAGCCCAGGAACCGCAAAATTGCGAAGCAGAGAGGCTGTGTAGGTGGATGCCTCGTTTAAAACAGCAATCTCACGCACATGGGCGAGCAGAGGACTCCAGCCGACCCGATCCTGATCCATGTCGATATACCGACGGATGTGAATCACCCTGTCCGCAGGAACGTCCAGCATCTTCCCGTTGATGTTGTATCGCCAGGCTGTGAGGTAATCTGATCCGTCCGTTGGATATATGGGAGAGACTTTGTCAGCCTTCCAAATCTTCAGTTCAACTGGCTCGCCCAGGCGATTCTTGATCTTCTCGATCCAGACGTTCCCGTAACAGCTTGCGTCCCTGACATATGCACCGACAAACGCTGCTTCGCCCACATAAGGGTGAGGACGACGTAACAATGTCAATGCAGGGTGATTATGGATTGGATCTTCGATTCCTTCGTCATCCACTCGCACCACTTGTAGATTCGGGACGGACCAGTTCCTGGCAAGCCAGTCGATACCGGAAGCTACCGTGGAGTTCTTCCATAAACCCTGGATAAGCATTTCCGTGTAATCGTACGTTGTTCCTGGCAACCAAACGCTATACGGGCGATATCCACCACCCATCCCACCCCAACCGGAGTATGGCGTTTTGCCGCGAAACAGCGATTTGAACGATCCGTATAATCCCATACTCATATCATAACATAAGCAGGTGTGCATAACAAGATGGGAGCGAGGGGGAGGCTTTTTCTGTTTTTTATTTTTTTTTATTTTTAAGAATTCTCGACAAAGCGCATGGCCGACACGCCTGGGGCGGCGGCTCCGAAAAAATCGCGAAATTGTGTCACATAAACTAGGTGTCCATGTCATGTGAGAAGCCAGACCGGTGGGTCTGGCTCGTAGCTGCTACCTGGAATGTGAGAAGCCAGACCGGCGGGTCTGGCTCGTAGCT